TTTTACTGAGGCTGGTTCAAGTAACTATTGAAACATTCGCGAATTGAATTCTGTTTCGTACTTGACCAGTCAGTTATCGAAGACGAGGTAAACACCCAAGTTCAGCAAGTCTTTTTGTGGAGCTAGTCGGGATCGAACCGACAATCTTTCGGGTGCAAACCGAACGCTTGCCCAATCAAGCTGTAGCCCCATACTTTCGTAACTATTATATCAGGTTATGCATAACTTGTTATATGTATTATGAGCGCTTTGCGCAAATAAAGGATAGTACACATGCCAATTATTAAACAAAAATGCCTCAACTGTCAGAAAGATTTTAACGCACGCTCTCAGGATGTCAACAGAGGATATGGCAAATTTTGCTGCCAAAGTTGCTCTAGTAGTTACAATAGAGCGCATGAAGTTAAACCAGAACCAAATGTAGAATGTGCTTGGTGTCACATAAGATTTTATAAAAACAAAAGTAAAAAGAAGGCATCTAAATCTGGATTATATTTTTGTGGTAGGAAATGTAAAGACCAGGCACAATCATTTGGCGGTATAAAAGAAATACAGTTACCACATGTTGGGAACGGTATTCGTTGCTACAGAAATATAGCTTTTAGAAACAAAGATGTTAAATGTGAGCGCTGCGGTTTCGATAAAGAAGCTGCCATTATAGTCCATCATCGTGATAGAAATCGAGATAACAATCACATTAGTAATCTTGAAGTTCTTTGTGCTAATTGCCACGCCATTGAACACTGGGGTAATTAATTAGATAGAAAGTGCCCACTCAAGAGCGCTTTCTATTGAGTTATTAGAACTTGCTTTTAACGAATGCAACCACATCACCGCTCTTGCGAACAGCTAGGTCGGCAAACAAGCAGGCGACTAAAACAAAAGTTAAAGTAGAAAGCATATATTTTCTCCGAGTTAAAGTTGAACTTACATTTGAATGTCACTTTATTAGCTTCTCTACCTCTGGAGTACAGGGTACATTGGCAAATATCGTAGCAGTTCCGAATGGATACTCGCTAACATAACTTGTAGCAAAACATAAATTAGTTCTGTTATCTTTGAGATAAGTAACATGCTGAGCCTCTTGTGAGGGGGTTGGCGCGACTTGTTCTCTCTGCGATTCATTACAGCCCAGTAAAAACAAACATAACAATAATTTCTTCATTTGTTAATACGTTTTGCCAACTCTCTGATAATATCAAAGAGAAAATTAGTTTCTTCTAGATGATGGGAACGAAGTCTATTCCATTCTTTTTGCCAATCAAAATCACAGGCATCACCCACCGGTTCGTCATAGCCGTGAACTACCGCCCACTTCTTAGGTCTATCTACTCCTTCACGAAGCAAAATGTCTACCCTATTTTCAATTGTTTTCATGAGTTTACTTGCGGAAAAGCATGACGAATTTTACCACTCAATCCAAGGAAAACAAATCCTTTGAGGATATCTCCATCATCCACAGACTTATTGAAGAATACTAATTCCATTAATTGATCTTTCTCTTTCTTGACTTCCAAGAATTCAATCTTCCAATTCTCTGTCTTAGTAGCTTCCTCTTTAAGGAACTTGATAATGGTATCAGTATCCTCTGTCAACTTATCATAATCGCCATATGGAGCTAGACTGGTAAGTTCCGGGGCAAGTTCCTCTGCCCTTTCTAATAGGGCTTTAGAGAGGGCCTCGGCGCACTCGGTCAGCCCAATCTTCAAATGTTCTTGAAGAAGCTTATCGATCTCTTCCGACTCTTTCGCTTCACCAAATGGAATATCTTTAAAACTATCCGGCATGATTCTTATCCCCAACTTAGCTTAATCACTATCTAACGGCCTGTCAAGCCCCACCTTTAAGAATGTTCTGGCAAACGTTTTTCAAATCCTCTTCAGAAGATTTACAATGAATAACATTAGGTATCCTAAGATTTTTTAATGTTCTTTCGATTCCATCATCAATGACTAGTGCTTCATCTTCTGATTGATAACGCCCCTCACTAACATAAGGTGCTGCACGATGTAAAATAATATGATAGTGTTTATGGCCATCATCCAATGTTTGGTTATGGTATGCCAAAACTGCCGCCCTGACGCCTTCCGACAGTAATGGTGTACAATAAATAGATGCGTAGTAGAGATTCATAATGATAGGAGAGTCTGTAACAAGCCATTTAACTTTTCCTAAGAGCATACTTTCTTTGCGAATTTGTTTTCCCAAAAAATAAATTTGGTCATAAGTATCGATCTTGCGACCTTCCCATGCCCAATCTTTTACATACTCTCGAACCAGTTCAGTATTTTCTCCAGCAACTTTTAGTAAGTAATACATATAAGCTGCGGAAGTAGACTTCCCAGCGCCAGGGCCGCCATATAAACTAATGATGGCGGTAGTCTTCTTCTCTTCCATGCTATCCCCTTAATAGTTCAATTGACTATAGCTACAAGCAAACGTGCCATCATCGTGATGCTTTACTAAATCCAAATCGACAATTACGCCCTGGCTCTTACGAACCATTACTCGTATGTCGTGAATTTCATCTTCTAATTGTTTAAGCTGCTTCAACGTGAATTTAAAAGTGTAAGATTTAATCTGCGACTCTTTCTTTAAAGAATGATTTTTCTTATTCTTTTCAACAAAATAGAGAGTTGGATCTTTACCTTTACCAACTACTAATACATCGTGCAATGTTCCGTCTTTTTGAAGACACTTAATGATTTTTCGATTAGTCATATGAGCCCTTTCAATATTACCCAATTATATTTGGGCGGGCTCTATATATCATGAGTCTAGAATTTCTTCCACTTCACCACAATATACTGTCCTAATAACTGGATCCCATCCAACTTTACCAGGAGATTGATTCTTATAATAATTTTCTAATACTTCGTAAATATGTAATAATTTCCCAGTTACAGGAATAAATTGCTTCACTTCTTTATCTGAGACAATCTTATTACACTTCTTACAATGATACATTTGGTAGGTTCACAGGGAATCGAACCCTGATGGACGGTTTAAAAGACCGCTATTCTGCCATTGAATTATAAACCCATTTTAATGAAAAGCCCAAAGTTTGGAATCTAACTTCTGCTTCATAAGTTGATAGACTTCATCTATACAACCTCGACAATAATATTCTGTACGACCTCCTACGGAAATGGTGGCGACTGTTGTATCTACTTTGATATACCAAACGCTACCTAGAATGTTTACCATGTGTTCAGGATTGTTTTTACAATTCCTGTTGGCACAATGATAGCCAGTCCTTTCCATTTTAATGATCTGAATATCAATCATCTGGTGGATCCTGAGAGAATCGAACTCTCATCTACCGGGTAAGAGCCGGCTGCTCGACCATTGAGCTAAGGATCCATGATACCACATTTTGGATTAGGCAATACGTGGTCAACCCGTATATCATTTTATTAGTTCTTTATTGAAAGTCCACATCGGAAAAAGCATTTGCATATTTAATTGGCAACACTCATGATCCTTCATCTCTTGAAGAAATCCAAACTCGGACTCACATTCATCATTTCGACCCTGATGGATCTTATAAATAAATTGTTTTGCATAATCGGGAATGAACCAGCCCATCAAACGAAAGGTGGGGCAGCGACCTGTTAGCAATACCATCGGCACTTTGCCTTGATCTCTGTCGGTAATAATCATACCGTAACCAGCATTAAAAGTATATCGTACGTTTACCTTGCCTACATCTGGAAAATCGTGGAACTCATTAATTCCAACGATTCGAGCGGTGCCACCGCCATATTGTGTAACCGCTATCTCGGCTTGCTTGGCAGCAATCGATCTAGCTAAACTATCGCCTTCATCACCAGAAAAAGAACGGGTTTTTAATCCTAATCTTTTAGACTCTTCTTCTTGTAATGTACCAAGATTAATTCCAAGTTGGATTTCTTTGGCGCCTAATGTTACATCAATCCAATCAGCTTCAGATGTTAATCTGATGCCTTTCATTTTTAATCTTTTTATTTTGTCCATAGGACCACCTTCTTAAAATTCGAAGGCCCTGTGTTCATTCACTTGCTTATTGATGTCTTTGTTGAGGTTATAAACCTCCATCACCTTTTGCATATTCGGGCCATTATAATGGGTATATTTATTGTGAACATCTTCTGTCGACATTACATAAACTGGATAGTCGTCCCAATCAAAAGTATCACATACTACAAGCATGTGAGTTGCTCCTTGCGCTTGGCCCTCTTTGATCCATTCTCTAATATCTTCTTTAGAAGTTCCCATGACGTTTACCTCACGGATTCTATATCCGATTCATCGCCCTAGCAAGCTCTTAGCAAAATCTAATAATTTTTGTCGGTCATTCATGTCGGGATTATTTGCAACAGCTTCTTTTATCGCCTTAATAATTTTACCTAATTCAGCGCCTGGAGTCAAACCAAACTCACGCATTAAGTCATCCCCTGAAACAGCTAGAGTAGATGGCTTTTGCTTATTAAGCTCAATGCCTTCATCCCATTTTTGTTGCATGTAATCTTTTTGAGCATAAGGCTGGTTAGCGTAACCACCATGACGCCCATAAGCATCAGCTTCACAAGTGGTAACATAAGCCATAAACTTTTCTTTATCATTATTGAATAGTTCAAATAGCTTGCGTAAAGTCTTTGGAGACAGTTCTTTTGCTCTATGACAGTTGAGATGATTCTCAGCTACCAACTTAGCAAACTCTTTCCATTCTGGAGTAACCCCTAATAAGTTACTAACCCGCTCTACATATGGAACGCCAAGTTCTTCATGCCCATGTTGTTTAGGCCAAATAGCTTTATCGGTATAAGACTTACCTAAATCATGTAGAAGTGCCGCGAACCAAACCATTGGGTCATCAGATAATTTTTTAGCTTGTTCGAAAACTAAACTGGTGTGAAGCAGCTGATTCTTTTCTGGATGATGAATCTCGGGACCAGCGGGAACTTCTATTTGAGAAGCTAGCTCTGGTATATCTTTTGCTTTAAATTTGAGGCCGCCTCCAAAATCATATTCCTTTTCTAAAAGTTCTTTCTCTTCTGGATCGGAAAGGCGCCACCAATCTTTGGCGGCAGCTTTAACTAAAGTTTGTCGTAAAGATGTTTGAGCCATTGATTCAAATTTCTTAGCAAGTTCTAGAAGTTTACTCTTCTCATTCAGTTCAGGATTGGCAAGTACTTCAGTATACAAAGCGTCCAAAACTTTTTTGATTTTTGGGCCGGGCTGCATATTAAGGGTTGACATCAAGTCGTTGCCAGAGATGTCTAATTCTTTTTTTGCAACAGGCTTCTCATGTAGCAGCGACCTTAGCTCTTGTAACGCAGGCAATCCTAACGACTGTGAGTAGTCTAGAAATTCTCCCAAGGATTTTTCATATCCCTCAGGCGCCTCATTCTTGACGAATGAAAGAAATTTCCTGGCACCGAGTGGTGTTGCATCCGTATGAAACTTGACAAACTCTAACATTGCTGTGTGCAAGAAAAGAATTTTCTTCATTTCAACGTTAGAGAACTTTAGATCTCTCAAAGTCTTTTCTAATTCAGGGCGAGATAACTTATGTAACAAAAGCGCCATTTTAGTTTCCATACTGCCTTTACTAGAGTCAATGGCTGGAAACGTTTGTGAAATGGACGCGTTACTAAAAGCTGAACCCAAAACACCGAGGGCTCCTGTTTTAAGGAGGATACCAAGCCCAACAGAAGGGCTAGATGTCATGAGCGTTTTTGTTAGCTCATCTCGCATTCTTTCTTTGGAAACCTTACTCAGAACATTCAGGTTGTTAGAAATAGCGGATTCGGTTTCTGGATCCACAGTAAAACCAAGTCTAGCAGCGAAGCGGGCGACACGCATAGTGCGTAAACCATCTTCAGCAAACCTTTCATTAGGATCGCCAACTGCCTTAATAACTTTACCGTTCAAGTCTGACATGCCGCCATACGGATCTACCAACCGATCCTTAACTGGATCATATGCAATAGCATTAATGGTCAGGTCTCGTCTAGCTAAATCTTCTTCAATATTACCAACGAAAGCCACAGAGTCCGGTCTACGGCCATCAGAATATTCTCCCTCAGTTCGATAGGTAGTTACTTCAAAATGATCAGCAACCGTGGGCCCCATACTAACTGTAATAGTTCCATGCTGTAGTCCGGTGTCATAAGTCTTAGGAAAAACTTCCTTAACTTGTTCTGGTTTAGCGTTGGTGGCAATGTCCCAATCTTTTGGAGAAGTTCCCATCAATAAATCTCGAACACAGCCACCAACTAGATAAGACTGGAATCCTTTTTCCTGAAGCATTCTACACACTTCGATGGCCTTCGGGGCAATCTTTGCTTTATCAATAGACATTTCCGATACCTTAATAAAGGGAGTACTATATTTGTAACCAATTTTTTTAGCGAAATCAAACAACTGTCCCATAGATTAATGAGATATTATTCGCGCCTGAGGCGCTCTTTATTTTTCTTAGTTTTTGTTCTGCCGCCAGGATCTTGTTTAGATATGAATTTGATTTGCTTAGCAAACCCTTCATGAGATAACAAAGCTTCTGGTGTATGATATGTTTCTTCCAACTCTTTGTTGGTGAAGTGCGCATGAATTGCTTTGTGACAATCAGCACAAATAGTCTCGGTGGCTTTACCGCCCCTAGACTTTGGAACCATATGATGATCAGATGGATAGTAGTTTGGTCTCTCGCAGATTGGACATTCAAGAGGCGGACCTTCTTTAAGATCCTTTAGGGTTGGCTTGTCTTGCATATGGGAATCATTATGGGATTCGAACCCATGTCTTAGTCGTCACATGTGACCACGCTCTGCCATTGAGCTAAACGATTCTTTCCACAGTTTCCAACCATGTGGGCAGGCTTTTTTCACAGTTTCCAACCATGTGAGCAGGCTTGCTACCAAACTACCGTTACTAAGACGGCGGTAGCGCTATCAGTTTCCAACCATGATAGGAGGCAAGAGGAGCGACCTCTCATTATTATACAAGTACCTCAGTACCCCCTAAAGCGGGGGCCGAACTGTATCATATAAATATCAATAGTGAGAAAGCAAAAGTCCTATTTTTAATAATGAATTAGTAGAAGGAAGGGCTTTAATGGCTCACCAATGGAGCCGCCAGTAGGTGTTACACCTACATCATTATCCTCATGGATAACGCTCTGTTAATTGAGCTACAGCGGCTTAAATAAAGAAGATGGCTCGCATCACCACCTGTTATCCCTAAGCTATCAGATCGGAAAGCGGGGATCTTTATTTGGTAGGATGTAGTAGAGTTGAACTACTGTTTGATGGTTATCAGCCTTCCGTCCTAACCGTTGGACGAACATCCCATATAACGACAAAAATTGCTAAGATACTGTTGGTGACCGGCGCATTGCAATCTTTCGATTGCCGCTCGCCCCGCAACTTCGACTCAAGAGTCTGATGGACCTCAGCATTACCTGGTGATCGTTTTGTTGCCATCGATTCAGCGCCTCGCGGCTCTGTCAACTACTTTAAGGTCGTTATGGATGTAATCCTAACTGCATTCGTTACCCCTCATAAGAGGGATGGTCGTGCTACCTGGAGTCGAACCAGGGACCTCTTCCTTATCAGAGAAGCGCTCTAACCAACTGAGCTATAGCACGATTATCTTTTGTAATCGTCTTCCAATCTTACTACATCATCTAAGTGATTGGTTGATACTTCCAACACTTGTACAGCTTCAACATTCAAGGTAGGTTCACAAATCATTCTGTGAATTGTTCCAGGTGGGCAATGAAATGCTTCACCAGGCACTAGGTTGTGAGTAACTATATCAGTACCCTCACCTATTTCCAGCGACAAAATTCCTGAAAGAATTCTAAATGTTTCTTCTTTGAAATTATGATACTGACGAGAAAGTCTGTGGCCTGGATTGATAAAAAGAACTTTGCCGAGATAATTACTTGTCTCTGCCCAGATTTCTTCATGGCCCCAAGGCTTTTGAACTACTCTCATTTGGTGGAACCTCAGGGGATCGAACCCTGTTTTCATGCTCTTCAGGCACGCGCAATAACCATACTTGCTCAAGTTCCATTGTTCTATTATATCTTTATAGTGGTAGTTCTGGAGGGATTTGAACCCTCAAAGGTGCTGATTTTAAGTCAGTTTACTGTGCCAATTCGTATCAACCCACAGAACCAAATTGAACGACAAAATTTGAAGAGTTTCGCTCTATCGCGTCTTATTCCGCCACTATGCCATATATCTTGTTATGGTGGCACAGGATAAGAATTTCACTTATCAAACCCAAAGGGCAATAGGATTAAAATGTAAACCGCTTCCGCATTCGTTCTGGTCGAGCAAGTGGGAATCGAACCCACCTATGAGAACCTTATAAGAGTTCCGGATGCAACCAGCTTACCTTTTGCTCGATACAAATAGTATATATTATTATGTATATACTTGGCGCTTCTGATGGGGCTCGAACCCACCTGGGCTTGCTTGACAAGCAAGTGAACTCACCCGAGTTCTACAGAAGCATAATTTTATTCACTTCAATAGGTCTTTGGCTAACTTAACTTCTAAAACCCTAGACCCTTCATATATCATCTCGAAATTTGATTTCGCCTCTTCTTTTGAATTGGCATATACATTCGCTATTATCTCTTCACCATTTTCATCTAAACCAATAACTTTCCACATTCTAAATTCTGGACCAGCCGTTGGCTCATCTACTAAACCATAGCCGTGATGCTTTTTGGTAGCTGCTTGCTCAAATAACCCGGCCAGCTTTAATATTTTATCGGCATCCATATTACTATGTGTCGATATTACATAACTATATAAAACATGCGGGATAGAAGTACCTCCGAGTTGCCTCGGTATGAGAGCAGTTTAACTATCCCTAACCAACCTGACCTTCTCATTTGCGATTGGCTTGGCGGCACCGAGGGGAATCGAACCCCCATTAGTAGCGTGACAAGCTACTGTCCTAACCATTGAACGACGGCACCATCCTTAAGTTATTCCGTATTTAGTGAAGTCCACATTGAACGGCCTAACTAATCTTCCTACCGTCATATGATACCAGGGCTTGGCGTCAAACCCAAGCTCTCGACGTATTTCTGACAAGTCCTCCGAGTAAACATCCACCCAAGCATGCTTTCCGTTATCATAACGAATAAGATGATTGAAATGAAACTCTACTTCGAAACCTTCATACTTACCCCAAGCTGTTTGATTTAGAGGAACATCACCTTTCAAAACTGAAACGTGCGTGCCCCACAAACCCTTGTCGTTGGGATAAACCTCCACACCATGTTTCTTTAGTTGCCAAGCATAATACTTAGACAGATCATCGTCACACAGTAAGAGAGCCCACCATGGATCGTAATGCTTAAGACCCTTCCCAGGATCATATTGTAGGATTCCGGTTGAGGTATGCATTGTTTTCTCATAGTATTTTCTTTGGATGACATAACCTACAGCGATAGAAAAGTTGCTGATGTTCTCAGTCGATTCTATTACCTTTCAAGGTAGGTCGCCCTCATAGTTAGACTATGCGTCACGATGGGCTAGTGGTTGATGAAGGGATCCCACAACCAGAGGATAATCAAAACGCAATATGCTCACGAAGTCATAAGGCCACAAAGATTATGTCGCTCCCTTTGGCTCTCCCCCAAGGACTTGAACCCTAACTACAAGGCTTTGATGCCAGGCGTGCTAATTACACTAGAGGAGAATGTTTGATGACAAGTATTTGTAAAGACAGCGCTTGTCTGAATACAGAATTGTTTTCCAGATAGCCGCAGCAAATTTTAGTAGTTCACCGCCTACACTTGAAGCTTTACTGGCTATCAAGTTTGTCAGACACTCAGTTTGCATTTTCTACCACTCTTGTGTGTACTAGGAGTGGGTTTCCCTTCCGGGCCGATTATTAGGTGTAGTCCCTACAGGCATTCATCTGGTCCCCATCTCAAAAATTAATTCAAGATGGAGATAATGATTTCATATTCAAAACGTGTACTACAGAGGGGCGGATTCCCACCATCATTAAAGTACTAACTAGTTTTCCTTTAGCAATGTCCCACCCGTGTCTTTTGAATCTGGTCCTAGAGCTTTACGCTATGAAACCTGGCTCTGAGACTAGGGCTCGAACCTAGAAAGTGTTTTACCACCGGATGGTTATCTTTGGAATTGTCCGAATTGAACGGAGCTTATTGCCTTTAATTCCCACAGCCATCTGCCTTACCATTAGGCTATCTCAGAATATTATTTCAATCTTAATTTCTTCATTCTTTTGTGAATTGCAGCATCTGAACATCCAAGTTCTTCTGCCAATTTCACTATTGATTTATTTTTTAACTCTTCTTGTAAATTTATTTTATCCCAATCTAATTTGTATCTAGAACGTCCAGCGCATTCTAAAGAACAGTTCTTTAAATATGAAGCCTTCATTTTTCCACAAACTGGACATGGCGTTAATATATCTTTGTTTTCTTCTAACTTTTTATAGTCTACAAAAGACTCATCAAATTTTGGAGCTGACTCAGGAACCTCTATGATTCCCTCATGTATTTCACAATGACAGACGTGACAAACTAATATACATTTGCGTAACTCTTTTACTATTACATCCCAGCTTTGGGGGTTCGCTCTAATTGCACCTAACCCTATATCTTTTTTAGACGGATCAAGATGATGCAGGGCTAAAGCTGATTGGCATTTATTGTATCCGCAGACACAACATTTGCCGCCCATAGCGAAGATAATTCTTTCTTTTGTACGCCTTCGCCAAAGTTTTACTTTTTCAGATTGCTTACTCATACCACCATATATATATCATGTTATTGATAAATTGGTGGTTCGAAATTGGCTCCGAGGGTACGAATCGAACGTACATTAAGTGTTTAACAGACACCCTTCCTGCCTTTGAAAGACCTCGGAATAAAAACGTAACAC